GCTGCCAGCCGTGATCACGAACGATCCAATCGGGCAGTTGAATCGAACGCCGACAGTGGCAATGCCAAGAGGCGTCGCGCCAGTCGATGAGATGAACGTCACTGAGAACAGCGTCGAGCTTGTAGCGACAACCATGAACGTGCCAGGTGTCGGTGCGAAACCAGAGACGTAGTCACCGATGCCACCGTTCCCGGTGCCAGTGAAGTTCACGTTCAGCGGGTTCACCTTGTACCCGCCGTTCGAACGTTCGACGCGGACTTGAAGGGCGCGGTTGTTCGCAGCTGGCTGCGTGATTCGGAACGACGTCACGTGCAGCGTGTTGTTCGCCTCTGGGAGAACTTCAGCTTGACCGAACGATGTCCGACGAGGACCGAAGTCGTACCCGATGTACGCTGGCTTCTGCACGACGTTGATCGCTGTCTCACCAACTGAGAGCCATGGCGGAGCGATGCTGTCGAACGCCATCGAGCCGTCACCCGACGAAGAGAGCGCGACGCCTTGTCCAGTGAGGTCAACGAGTCGGCCTTGCTCATGAACACCGAGGAGCTTGAACACGTTCACGGCTGCGCCGGACACATTCAGGTTCTCGGCCGCAAGGCTCTCTTGGTACTTCGACGAGTTGTTGTTCGACGAGTCAGTGAGCGACCATTCGCTCTGGCAAAGCTCTGGCGGGACGTACGGATTCGGTGACGGCGAAGGCGTGCCGCCAGTGCCTGGGATACCGTTCCCAGGTGTGTTCGGGTTGTTGAAGCTGCCAGCAGCGTCAGCGCAATCGTCAAGTGTTGTTGGCATCAGGATGCTACCGGGTCAGTGAATACAAGTTGGCCGTTCGAACGGATCATCACGTTCCCATCGTGAACGTCGTGGAACCCAACACGGACTGCGATCTCGGCAAGCTTCTTCGTCTCCTTGTCCTTTGCGTACTGCTTCACGATGTGCCAATGACCGCGGTGCCAGTCCTCGAACGTGTTGTCAAGCAGCTCCATAGCATGTTCTTCTGGAACGTCCTTGGCGATCTCCTTGCCTGCTGCCCAGATCTCCTTCATCTTGGCTGGCCGGAGCTTCTCGAAGAACACGATGTACGCGTCAGTCTTGCCTGGCTTCTCGTCGTACTTCTTGTGACGCCACGTTTCGACTTCATCCATCTTGAGCTTGTGTACTGAGACGACTTGCGGGAGCCAACGGTTCTTGGTCTTCTGGCAGATCCGAATGTACTCAAGGTAGTCAGGGTCGTACTCGAAGATCTTCACGGCAACGTTGTGGTACACTGGATGTTGGAACACAGAAGCGTACGCGCCTCTTCCGAGCTCCTTCATCTTCAGGCTGCCAATGAGCCGCTTCAAGTAGTCGGGGACTGTCTCTTCGGTGAGAAGCTCTTGTACGCGCATGATCAACCAATCAGGAATGAGACGTTGCCCCAGCCGACGTGTCCACCCCACTCGTAGTCGAGGGCAGATTGCTTCAGCTCAGCCATGTCTTGACGTGCTTCAGAGATCAGCAGTTCGCCGTTCAGCGTGATCGTGCCAGCAGCGCCTGGAGTGCCAGAGCTGAACTTCGAACGGATCAGCCCGAGCATCTCCTTGCACTCGGCAAGGGCCCAGTTCTGAATGAACTGCTTCGACCAACGATCGACCATGATCTCTTGCTCTGGCTTCTCGCACGAGACTTCGAGAATCACCTTCTCAGTCCGGTTCACCTTGCGGGTGATCAGCAGCTCGCGCGATGGCTCGTTCCACAGGAACGTCATGTCGCCGGCGAAGATCCGTTGGAACTCTTCCGAGAGACTCGAGAGCAGGTGAAGCGAAAGGATGTCGACAGTCGCAGCCGAGTAGTACGAGGTCAGGATACCTGATGACCACACTGCGTCGTTCCCGTTCGCTTGCTCGATGCCGAGGATGTTCAGACGGTGGATCTTCATGACGTCCACAATCTTGTCGGTCTTCTGCGACGGCGAGTTCAGGTAGTACGTCTGCTGTCCTGGGAACAACTGGAACATGATGAACCGGTGCGTGTACGCGTTGTCCACCCACATCCGATAGTTGTCGAGTGCGTTGTCGATCGCGATGTTGAACTGCTCTTCCTTGAGTTCAACGCACTGAACAGGCCAGCCGAGCTGGTTCTTCAGGACTTGAATCATTCGAACGCGTTCGTCGTACGAGCCATCGTTCCCGACGGCGACACGATCAGAGATCGGCGTACCCTCTTGGTCCGTGTTCACCTGCTTCCAGGTTGTCCCAGTCCAAGCGTTCAGGACCTTTGATGTAGTGTTGTAGAACAGCTGGCCGATGTACGGGTCAGGCAGTGGGTCGTACTCGAATGTGATCGGCTGCGTGAACGCCGGCAGTGGACCCGTGCCCGGGTCGAACAGCGTGTTCGACGGAGTCGGGTACTGCCAAGCGGCGCCGTCCCAGTACTGAATGCGTTCGTTCGTGTAGTTCCAAACGAACTCACCAACAACTGGTGCTGTCGGCAGGAACGTGTTCGACGAGACGTGATGGAACGGAGCCCAAGCCGGACCTGGGATTCGAACTTGGAAGTTCGCTGGCGTTGCGCCCATCCACTTTGTTCCGGAGAACACCATGAGGGCAGAGCCACGAAGCAGGTGCGGTTGACCCTGAACACCTGGGTTCACTGGGCCTGTCAGAATCGAATCTGAGCGTGATGGGATCCAGGTCGTGCCAGTCCAGTACTGAACGAGATCGAGCTGTTCGTCGTGGTACACTGTGCCGACTGTCGGCGATGTCGGCGCTTCTGGGAACGATGGGATCGCTCCAGTGTACGTCGAGACACCCTTCTCAACACGTGCGCCTTCGAGTGGGTACGACTGAACACCAACTGGGTAGTACTGAAGAACGTTCGAAGCACCGTGGATCGAAGCGTAGTAGATCGCAGAGTCGATCGTGCCAGTGACAGTCAGCGTGAACGAAGTCTCGGTGCCAGCAGCGTTCGGTGTGCCGGCCGGCATTGGCTGGTTCAGAATCGCCGAGTAGAACGCGATCACGTGCGCGCCACTCGGGCCGTCGATCGTGTTCACCGGGGCTGTGAAGTCCAGCGACCCGACGTACTGAGTTCCGTCGTTCGGGTAGTTCGAGGCGATGATCGGCTTGTCGTGCAGCGTGATCACTGCACCGTCGACGGTTGTCTGGCCGATCGGACGAGTGACCTTCAGCTCGATAGTGTTCGGCGCCGGCCGAGAGATCTCGAGCCGGAACTGACGCGATTCAACCCAAAGGTCGTGCGTGGTCTTCGAAGAAAGGTCTGAAGCGCTCATGTGGATCCTAGCGACAGGAAGTCTGTCGACTATTTACGAATCCACGGCACGATAGATAGACGTATGACCCGATACGTCCTACACACGTTCCGACCTGGCGAAACGATTGATGCTGTGATCCGGCTCAAGGGCCGGCACAACCTAACTCAGGATGAGATGGCCGCGCTTCGGAACGCGTTCAATCACCTGAACCCGGCAGAAGTTCTGAAGCCAGGAATGGAGCGGAAGATCCCGCTGTGCGACGGAGCCGTCAGTCAGGCTGACGGCGTTGAGGTCGACTCAGAAGGTGGCGAGACCGACTAGCGAAGCGCTTCTTTTCGAATCGCCACGGTGATCGACTGAAGGATGCGAACGCGGTTCGCGTTGAACCTGTTCGATACATCGCCGTCAGGAAGATCTTGACCCATCAGTGCCCGGTACCAGATCAACATCCAGAGCAGGCATTGATCGTCAACAGCCGAAACGAACTCGTTGATGCCGACCCGAGTTGGCGTGATCTCAACGGCCGTCTGGAACTTCGTGTTCAAGCAGTCGCTGTACAACCGAGTCGCAACGTTCACCGGAGCTCGAACCTCTTGAGCGCAAACTGAGACACTCAAGAGCAAGGCACAGATTGCGATCAGGCGGTTCATGCTGTCTTCGGTTCGACTGGAAGCGGGACGACGTCGTAGTCAACCTTGCCAGAGCCCGGCGCTGGCGAAGCACAGAACTTCGTGTGACCTGGGCAGTTGAAGCCGAGATGGGTCTTCGTGGTCAGGGTGCGGATCTCGTGGGTGGCTTCTTCCTCACATGGAGGGAAGCAGGGTGCGGTGCACTTCATGAGAAGACCTTGTCGGCGATTCGAGCGATGTTCCAGGCGTCGTCAGCGCCGTTGTGGTGACGACCTTCAAGCGGGAGACCGTAGAAGTTCAGAGCACGAGCCATGCCCATCTCCTTGTTCAGCTTCTCCTTGATCGCCATCAGGGTCTTGATGTTCAGGTGAGCGCGCATCCGAGCGAACGGGTTCTGACGACGCTCGATCCCGTACAGGTCGTACAGACCGCCTTGCTGATCCTCGTCGGACGAGAGCTTCACGCGATCGTACTCGCCGAACGAACCCCAGACGTGGTGCTTCGAGATCCCGTAGTCGGCTTCGATTCGCTCGAGCACTGTGAGGATGTTCTCACCATTGTCGACGAGCTCTTGTGTCCAGCCAGTGAGGACCGTGCAGAACGGCGAGATCTTCGTACGACCAGGCTTCACGACGTACCCACGCTTGTTCGTGATCTGTCGGCTCTTCACGTGCAGCTCGCAGATCCCGATCTCGATGATCTCGTTCGGTTGGCTGCCCTGCTCTTCGGGTGTCTCCCAGCACGTCGCCTCGAGGTCGACGATGAAGATCTTCGAGAGGTTAGCTCCCATCAGTCTTCCCATCAGCGATGTCTTGAATCGCTTGGCGGCGCATGTCGGCTTCGGATGCCTGTGCCTGATCCTCGAAGTACTGTTCGATGCAGTTCTTCTCGATGTTCAGTTGGAGCTGCTCGGCCACCATCGCGTTCATCACGGTGTGATGCTGCTGCGCGTACTGCGGGCGCGACTGGTACCGGCTCTGGCGAAGCGTGAGCTCGCTGATCATCCGGCCGAGCAGGAAGATCCGGGCCTCAACCCAGAGCAGTCGTTCGTTCGAAAAGGGATACATCGAAATCCTTTGTACGGGCCTTGAACCAGGCTGGGGTTGGACGGTTTGTCCAGCGGGCGAACGCAGCCTTCGCGCCCACGTAATAGTTTTGGTAAGCCAAGACGGCATCATCATGAACCTTGAACTCCTCACCCATCGCTTGCGCGAACGGCGTGAGATCGCCCGCGGGAATGTTCTTCGGTGGCGTCATCAGGAAGTCCTTCAGATCGATCCACGTCTTGTGCATTCTACCATAACGGTGCGTGTACTCCAAGGATGTTTCTTGGAAGAGCGCCGCCAACCAACGGTAGTTCGCGTCGGACTCACGTGCCCAGACAGCCGACGGATGGTTCTGATGCGAGAGGCTGTAGCACACAGGGTTCTCGATCACGAGCTTGTACTCGTACAGGTTCACGATCTCGCAGGCTTCCTCGTCCACGTGCTCGTGAATGAACTCCTTCTCGACCACGCGCTCGTTCCCGAGCAGCCAGAACTTCTTCGGCTTCGTGTTCGGGCCTTGGTGAACCTCGAACCGGCCATCACGAAGTCGATGCGCGGTCGACAAAAGCTGCGCGTACTCGATGATCATCTTCACGACGTGCTTGTCGAGGTGTGCTTGAGCTGCGAGCTTCGGGTCGTTGTCGAGGACGAAGATGTTCATGATCAGGCCTTGTTGTACAGCTTGTCCATCGCGGTGTCGATGTTCATCTTCAGCACCTTGCCGTAGCTGAGCTCGAGGGCGCCGAGGACTTGCGTGTAGTTGTTCGGTGATTGGCCGTCGAGACCGATGATGTCGAACGTGTCGATCAGCGTGTTCAGCGCGTCGATGCCGGTCGGCGAGTTGTAGAAGATCAGCGAAGCGTACAGCATCCGCGCACGGTTCGGCATGATGCCGGACTTCAGGAACGGACGAAGCAGCACGTCGATCGCGTGCACGCCGGTCTTGCCAGCTTGAACCATGTCGAACGTGACCTTGCCGCCAGGCTTTTGGGCGACGAGATTCTCGTACGACGCCTTCGGCATCAGCTTTTCGGCCCAGACTAGCGGATCGTCCTCGAGCGTGAGGTTGTCACGACGAGCACGGATGATCGCGATTTCACGGAACGCCAGTTGCCGAAGCATGCCAGCCGCCGAGCCTTCGTTCAGCGTGAGGTTCGCACCGGCCTTTTGGAAGTCCTTGGCCAGCGTGAAGAACACGGTGCGCGGGTCCAGACGACCGTTGTGCAGAATCGTGGAGAGCTGCGTTTGGCCGTCGTGGCGATCGCGAGTGACGTGGTACGTCGGAGCCATCTTGCGTGCGCGCTTCATCGCGGCTTCACGATCGAGCAGCGGGTTCACGGTCGGCTTCGGGTACGAGCAGCCGGTGGCTGGCAGGTTGTACGGCGTGACGGTCCGCGAGAACTTGAACGGCTTGAACGAGACGATCGACTTCACGTGCGTCATCCAGCGGGACTTCGCAGTCATCTTGAAGCAGGTGTCATCGACCAGAGCCGAGTCGACGAACGAGTGCGGCACAGAGATCTTCGAGCAGTCGACGGTGTGGTACATGCCGAACAGCGGCATGTCGATCACGACCTCGTCGTAACCGTGCTCGGTCACGAGCTTGTTGATGTGCGCGATCGGATCGGCTTCCTTGTACACGTGCAGACGGCAGTCGTGCTCGGCCTGCAGCTCGAAGTCGAACGCGTGCAGCGACTCGTAGAACGCGTCGAGGTTCGCTTGTGAGCACCGCTTGTACATCGCGCGTTCACGCTCGCCGGCGAAGTAGTACGGCGAATAGAACACGAACGTGACCTCGCCTTCAAGCGAGGCAGTCAGTCGGGAGTCGAGGCGGAAGGCGTTGGTGATCCAGACAAGTGTACGCATGTCTGCATTATACACCACCCTGTTAAAACAGGTTCAGTGTATTTGTAACAGACTTCGAACTTGTAACGATCAGGCGCGGATCAGGACGATGCCGGTTTCAGACGCCGTGAACGTGATCGTGAGCTGGTTTGAGTTCGAGAATGTGATGTCCGAAGGAAGGATCATCTTGTACACGCCGCCACCGATGTCCACGAACACCTGAACGAACCCGATGTACGGAGCCGTGAGGCCGAGGTTGTGGTTGATCACCCACGAGTTCCCGGTCATCACGCCGGAACGGTACGTGGTGTTCGCACCAGCAGCGCCCGAAGCGATCGTGACCCAGCCACCGGCGGTGTTCAGCTTGAACGTGTTCGTGCTGTTGTCGTACCAAGTCTGGCCGAGGTACGGGTTCGACGGAGCACCTGGTCCAGCGAAGTTCTGAGCGAGCTCGATGAAGTTCTGAGCGAACGACTCACCCCATGGCGATCCATTCCGGCCGACGATGTCCATCGGCCGATCGGTGAAGATCACTGTTGGCGGAACGAGAAGATCGGACTCGCCCGTGATGCTCAGCAAGTACGTGCTGATGTTCGTGACCTTGCCGGTGTTCAGCGCGTCACCAGCCGTGACTGGCGGAGCGATCAGCTCGTTCACGAGGATCTCGGTCTGAGATGTCGCGAACACCGACGATGGGTTCGGGTCAGAGCCGGTCACCGGGCTGTACACGGTGTACGTGCCATTGTACGACGCGTTCTCGATGATCGAGAACGTCGTAGCTTGGATCAGCGTGTACGTGGCTGGCGGGGATGCCGTGTACCCTGGGAGGGTCGCACCAGCAGCGTCCCGATAGAACTTCCCTTGGAACGTCGTGACAACGTTCCCAGCAGCGGGCGTCAGCCGGATACGACCAGGAGTTCCTGGTCCACCGGACTGAGTGACTTGAGCGATTGAGTATGTGCGAGCCATGGCGTACCTGATTGTTCGATCAGGTATTTATGGCTCGCAGGACTTCACTCGAATGCGCGTGGCAGGGTTCCGACGTTGTCTTCGTGGGTCGGAGCAGTCCAGCCTTCTGGCTTGATCAGGTCCGGCAGACCGAACGGGTTCGGACGGTTCGGCTTCACGCCAGGGCTCTTCTCCATGTTCTTCTCATGGACACGTGCCCAAGCTTCGTACGCGTCCACGTGGAACACGTCGAGCGTGCCGATCGCGAACACGGCGCCGTCGATCAGAGCATCGACCACGCCGTCAGCATCGCCGGCAGCGAATGCGAGCTTCGCTTCGTTCAGTTCTTCCTGAAGCATGTCCAGACGGAACTTCAGGTACGTGTTCAGCTTCGGTTGGTCGAACGTGTCGACAACCTCGCGCACGCCGAACTTCTCGTGCATGTCACGGATGTCTTGGACCCAGTCGCCCTCGATGGTGAAATCGAGGAGCATGTCGCCGCGGTCGTCGTAGGTGGTGTCGTTCTTCAAAGTCATAGTTGCTCCCGTTGATAGGAGCAGAATGACATTGTAACATCAGGGGCTACGAACTGATCCTAGTTCCAGGTTTCGATTGCTTCTGGAGTTGCGTCTGGATCATCTGAAGGTCATCATCTTCGAAGAACACTTCTTGCGTGTCGTCGATGTACGTGACGCGGCATTCGACTTGACCTGTGGTGGCGTCAAGCTCGATGTACTCAACTGTCTTGATTGGCTTCATACACAGCGTTCACGATCAGCAGACGACCCGGGAAGTTCACAGCGACCTTCGAACCGGCACAGTACACCTTGTCGTCTTCGACACGAGTGATGTCAACGACCTCGATGTTCACAGCGCGACCCGAGGTCTTCGCGCGAGCAGCCTTGTCACCGACCTTGAACTCGCGCCCAAGCATGTCCTTCGGTGCAGTGCTCATCCAGTTCCCGGACTGACGCATCACTTGCTCGCGAGCACGGCGAGAACGTCGGCGAGACAGGTGATGTTCTCAGCCTCTTCGTCGAAGATCTCGATGCTGAACTCGTCTTCGACTGCCATGATGAACTCGAGTTGGTCAAGCGAGTCCATACCGAGGTCGACGAACTTCGTCTCTTCGGTGACGATCAAGTCCGACTTGTCGATCTCGTACATGAACTCTTGCAGCAGGGCTTTCAGGGTCGCGAGCTTTTCCATGGAACCTCCATTGTGGATTGTCCCATTCTAAACAAAAAGGGCTCCCACTGGGAGCCCTTTCGAGGATCGTTGGCAGGCCTTGCGACCTGCTTTCTGGATCAGGAGAACGCGACGTTCTTGACGAGGATACGTGCGTAGTAGTCTGCCGAGTTGCCCAGCGAGGTTGTAGCCGACGTGAACGTGGCCTTGCCGTAGCGGGTCATCAGCGAAACTGCTGGCATGAACGTGTTCGCGTCCATGACGATGCCGGTGGACATCAGCGGGATGTACGGGCAGTAGAAGTAGCCGGAGTCGAGCTCGGAAGAACCACCCTTGTAGCCAAGGAGGATTTCTTCGCCGACGTCGCCGGAAGCGTTCACCACACCGGCGCCTTCGCCAGTCAGTTGCCATGCGTCTTGCAGGCCCCAGTTGTACGAGTACACCTTCATCTGGCCGTTCAGCGTGCCGACGAGCTTGTTGCCAGTCGGGTCAGAGAACGAACCGGACACTGCTGGTGCGAACACCGACTTGGCAGCGGACTGGAGGATCGAAGTGATCAGGTGACCACCGACGAGCCAGTTGCCTGGACCACGACGGGTCTTGGCGCCGATCTCGTTGGCCATCTTGTTCACGAGGATACCCAGGTGAGCGTAGCGGTCGCCGAGGTAGTTCGGTGCGAAGCCGGCTGGTGGCGTTGCGAAGTCGTACGTTGCGACGGTCGAAGCGAGCGACAGGAGGTCGGTCAGGATTTCGTTGTCGATTTCGTGAGCGATCTGAGCCGACAGAGCAGCAGTCAGTTCCGACTCGAGGTCGAGGCCGTGCTGGCTGTTCAGGTCTTGAGCAGCTTCCATGGTCCAACGAGCTTGCAGCTTGCGGGAACCAGCGGAGATGGTCTGCTTGAGGACCGACAGACGCATCGACTTGCCGCCGAAGCCTTCGTAGTCACCAGACAGGTTGCTCAGCGGAGCAGCGGTCGAAGCATCAGCCACGGCGAAGCCGTTCGAACCAGCACCAGCGAGAGCTGGCGGGTAGCCAGTCGTCGGGCCAGCGGACGATGTCGAGTAGAAGCGCTTCATCTTGCTGTTGTTTGCCCAGACTTCGTCGCCAGCGGCGATGTCAGCTGCACCAGCAGGATTGTCCGAAGCTTCCGAGAACGCGAAGCGGAGCGAGTACACCAGGCCGACTGGGCCGGACATTGGCTGCACGCCGATCAGGTCCGAAGAGATCGTGCCCGGGAGGATACGACGGATCATCGGGATCGTGATCTTTTGGAAGTTGGCGATGGCGCCCATGTTGACGCTGTTAGCGCCTGCAGTTTCCATCAGGTGCTGCTTCTGGTTCTCCAGAAGAGTGGACATGACGGTCTTCTTCGAACCTTGGAGGCCTTCGAGCAGGGCATCCTTGGTTTCTTGCCAGTTTTCAATCAGTTGCATGAGATTTCTCCTAGTGTTGGCAGGATTACTTGATACCCGCGAGGCGACGAAGGTTGGCCAGGTCAGTTGTCTTGGCGCCTTGGGATTCCACGATCGTCGCAGCCGGCTCACCGGTCACAACAGTGGTCTTTGGTGCAGCAGCAGCTTCAGTCACGACTGTAGCAGCTGGGGCTGCGTCTTCCTTCAGCACACGGCCGATGAAGAACTTGTATGACTCTTCGAGGCGCGATGTCTCGATGTTCCGAAGGACCATCGCCATCTGCTCGCGCTTCTTGCCGGTCAGCGGCGACAGAACTTGTTCCATCTTGGCTTCGCGAACCATCTTGTTCAGCTTCTCTTCACGCTCAGCGAGAGCAGCTTGTGCGTCAGCGAGCTTCGCTTCAGCAACAGTCAGCTTCGACTGGACTGCGTCTTCGTCCACGTAGGACTCGCCGTATGTCGATGCGAACGCTTCGAAGATCTTGCGGCCGAACTCGTTCTGCTTCACAACAGCGAGGTCTTCCTTCAGCTCTTCCATTTCGGCCGCGAGGCGCATTTCGAAGAACTGGTCGATCTTGTCGACGAGGCCGTCGAGTTCAGTTGCGACTTCGGCTGCGAGCTTGTGCTTTTCTTCAACAAGCTTTTCTGCGTATTCGGCTTCGAGGTCACGGAAGCGATCGATGTCGCCACGGAGCTCGGTGATTTCCTTGGTCAGGGCTTCTGCAACGAATGCGTCGACCTTGCTGATCAGCTCATCGCGTTCGCCTGCCCATTGCTCTGCGAGCTCGAGGCGGACTTGGCCGGAAACTTCTTCACGCACTTGCGTCTTGAAGGATTCGACCGACGCAGAGAGTTCAGCGCGTGTCTCTTCGCTGAGGAGCTCGGATTGCAGAAGCTTGTTCAGAATCTCATCCATTGCTTTCTCCTTGGTGTGGTTGATTGGGTACGTAGATCGCCTATCGGACAAACCTACACTTGGATTGGCGGACTTGGTCCTGAGCAGCGCTCCGATACCCCATCCTGTTCGCATTTCCTATTTAGCGAAGTGCGCAAAAAAGGGGTGAAAATCCAAGTGATTTCACCCCTTCCGGGACCCTCAGGGAGGGTTATTCGGCATCGATTTCGTCCGGGTCCGCCTCGGTGGTATCCGACGAGGCTGACTGGGGTTCTCCGAGCCCAGCAACTTCCTTCGTCTTCGAAACGAAGTAGTCATGCATCGTCACGGAGGCTTCCTCGTGACGGTCGTTGATGATGCTTTGCAGCATGGACTTCAGGGTTTCTGCGTGGTCAGGCATACGACTCTCCTTCTGAGTGTTGATCGGTGAGTGTATTTACACTCTAGAATCCGCGATCTTCTTGACGCGATTCAATACTCTTTGACGTCGCCGCCAAGGCTCTTGAAGGTTCGCTTGGCGAGATCCTTCCACGTGTTCTTCGGCATCGAGACACGAACAGTGCCTTCGCCATCGAGCAGATGGACTTGGCCGTCCATGTCGAGCTCAAGCTTGAACTCATCAGATTTCCCGAGAACGTGGCCTTCGTACAGCGACTCGAAGAACGCCTTGTCAGCCTTCTGGCCGGCTGGGAGGATCTTCCCGCCAACGTCCTTCAGCGAGACCTTGTGTTCCTTGCCGTCCTTGTTCTTCAGCACGACCTTGTCGCCATCGAGACGAACGAACTCGCAGATGTCGCCGTTCTCGCGAGTGAGCATCTCACCCTTGTGAACGGCCTTGCGATCGTACCCGTTGCCGTACGCATCAGCGATGTACAGCTTCGCTTCAGCGCCTTCTTTCAGGACACCAGCGAGTTCAAGGATGCGTGAGCTCACTTCTTACCCTTCGAGAGGGACTCGAGGAACGACTTGATTTCCTTGCGGAGGTAAGCCTGTGCCTTCGGATCTTCGACGAGGGCTTCAGCCAGCGACAGAACCTTCTTGTTCCCCATGGCTTCTTGAACCACGTTCGGGTACGCTTCTGGAGCCGACGGCTGGTACACGATGTCGACAGTCACGAAGCTGAAGTCAGACACGGAGCCGGACTCGTTCACATTGCCGGTGCCACGTGAGGACACGCCGAGACGGACGCCGCCTTCGATCAGACCCTTGGCGATGTTCCCGGACGGTGTGTTCAGGAGCTTCATCTTGCCGATTGCGTTCGCGCCGTCCATGCGGACTTCGGTGATCGCGTGCGACACGTTCGCGAGGTTGATCGACAGAACGTCTGGGTGATTCAGTTCACCGAGGATGTAGTGACCTTCGTTGATGCGCTTGCCAGCGAGTTCAACTGCCTTCGAGATCTCGGCGAGCGGATACTTCCGACCGTTCCCGTTGATCAGGTCAGCTTGCATCATGATGCCTGACAGGTACAGATCGTTGCCGCGCTTCATCTCGGTCAGCATTGCTGCGACCGGTGTCAGGTTTTCTGTGAGGAGCTTCATCATTGGAATCCTTCTAGGGAGATAGCCTATTTAGATCAGGCGGCTGGAGGAGGCTCAACTCCCGCGCCACCCGGTGCTGGCTCTTCAACTGGCGCTTCTTCTGGCGGAGGACCACCCGTGAAGAACCCGCTGTCGTCAGAGAGGCCATCGTCAAGACCGATGTCGCCTTCGCCGCCAAGCCCGCTGCCAACGTCACCACCTTCGTCAGCTTGAACGTTCACCGCTTCACGGTTCTCGTACACAGCTGGGTCGTAGATCTGTTGCAGCGCTGGGACGGTAGCGGAGTCGGAGATCCCACGCTCTTCCTTGAGCATCACTTCGTTCATCTGGATCTCGTCATCGGTCAGGCCGAGGTAACGCTTCAGGATGAATCGACGGCTCAGGTACTTCGTTGCTTCGATGTTGTTGAACGAACCGATCAGATCGGCGTCGAGAGCAGCTTGACGGTACAGAGCGAAGTTCGCTGGGTCCGGCAGCTTGATCTTGAAGATCTCATCGTCGATCTTCAGACCGCAGACCTTCAAGTACACCTTGAACTCTTGGTCCATGACCTCGTCGATTCGGTCTTGCAGACGACGAACGAAGTTCGCGAACCGGAGTTCTTCGATGTACGCGATGCCGACCTTGCCGTCGTTGTACTGCGCGCCAGCACCATCGCCGCCACCCATGTACGACGTCGGGATCCGCAGACCACGGAACACCTTGTCTTGGAAGTACTTCAGCAGGTTCGTGCCGAAGTCCTCGGTGCCACCTGGCAGCGTCTCAACGCGTGAGCCACGACCAGAAGCCGTGACTGGGAAGAACAGGTCTTCTTGAATCGATGTCGGGTCGTACGCGCCGTCGACAGTGTCCTTGCCGCCTTGGTTCGTCGTTGGCGAACGCTTCTGACGGATCTCGTTCTTGATCTGCTCGAGGTACAACTTCACGCGTTGCGGCGGCATGTTCCCGGTGTCAACGTAGAACACGCGACGTTCTGGAGCACGGACGATACGGTAGATGATCACAGCGTCTTCGATCATCGCGAGCTGACGGTACACGCGGTAGATCGGCTGAAGGACCGAAGCACCGAATGGAGCCGAAGCACCCATGTCATCGGACATCGTGAAGTGGATCATCGCTGCGGCTGGCACAACGTCGATCTCTTCGTTCCGTGGTGCGTACGGTGTGTTCTGCCCGGTCGACGGACGCTTCACGTGGTACGCGATCTTCTCGCCGTTCTCATCGACTTCAATGCCGTGCACGAGCGATGGGTCAACGTACTTCCACTTCTTCGTGTCGGACGTCTTCCGGAAGAAGCAGTCGCCGTACTTCACAAGGCAGCGCGCGATCTGGAAGATGCGCTTCTGGAAGTCTTGGAGCTCGGACCATTGACGAACGGCTTGACGGAGCGTCACAGTCGTCGAGTCGGAGACGTCTTGGTTGTCTTCCTTCTGGTACTCGATCAGGAACGGGAGCTTCGACTTCTCGTCCTTCGATGACATCTCTTCAGCGATGATGTCGAGCGAACGTGCGATGTCGATGTCAGTGTCCATCGCGTCGTACTGCTTGTACGATTGCGACCGGGAGCCTGGTCCACGCAGGACCTGTGAGTACCACTGGATCGACGAGAGCGACGAGACATCGGTCTTCCGCGGATCGTACGCGTCAGTACTCAGTGTCGTGTACATCTGCTTACGCGAAGCAGGTGTGATGATTCGCCAGTAGTTCTGGAACGTTGACATTCAGTCTCCTTAGACTTGTGACATCACTCGTCGTACCATCGACTGCTTGTCGGGAAGGTACGGTGTGAGCGACTGTGCACGAAGCATTGTCGATGCCAACTCCACTTGTTGATTCTCGGCAACCAAGGACTGCTTCAGAATCTCGAGGATCTGCTTCAGTACTTCGCCAGGATCTGAGAGCGCTGTCGGCGATTGGATTGCTGCATCAACGACCTTCTTTGTCGCTGCTGCTTGAGCCTCCACATCTGCCTTATTTACAGCCGTAGGATTGACAGATCCTTGAACCTGCGACGCTGGAGTAGCGATCACGGCTGGGGCCTGCTGAACCGGAGTTGCAGGTTGAGGGACGGCCACGGCAGCAAGAGCACCAGCCGAAGCAGCCACGGTTGCCTCAGCCTTCTTCTGCATGAGCTCCTTGAACCGCTTGTTCACGTCGCCTTCGTTCGCGTTCGGGTTCGAACCGTCGTACACCTCGTTCCGAGCTTGCTTCAGCAGAGCGTTCTTCTGATCTTGAGGCATTGCTGCGATCGCAGCTGCTTCCTTGTCAGCCTTCTCCTTGGCACGTTGCTCTGGTGTCTTCTTCGAATCGGTGAACTTCGCGAGCTCAGCCGCATCAGGAGTCGAGTACGCTTTCGCTGTTTGAAGGGCGTTCTGAGTGATCGAACCAAGGTTGTCGGTGGTGATCACATCTGGGCCAGCCTTCACACGGCGAGCCTTGATCATCTCATCGGTGTTCTTCTTGAGCTCGACACGGTTCTTCTCAGCTGCCTTGGCTGCCTTCTCGGCGGCCGACTCAGAACCAAAGAACCCACCGAGCAAGCGGCCAGTGAAGTCTCCAAGGATCCCGCCAAGTGAAGC